TGAAGTATACGCCAACCTCGGTCAGTTGGTGGAATATCGCAGACTCCCCCATGAAGGAAGCCGTCCACGGAAGGAACCAGTATGAGTTATCTATTGCAGACCCAAGGAATCCACCCACGACACCGAGGATGAACCATTGGTGAGCGTCTCGACTGTCTTCCTTGAGTGCGGCGCGTGCAGCGGGGAGCCACAGATACACCACTGCTGCCGCCAGAAGAACTGTCGGTATAGTCATTATAAGGGAGAGCGTCTCCGCTATGTGGTGTATGCCTAAATCCATTGTGTTTTAATATGCTGTGTATGAAGAAAGGTCGCCAACTGTGACAGTGTGTCCAGTGATGTCGCCTTGAAGTGTGTCGAGTGTTGTGATCATTGCGTTAAGCTCTGTGACTAGACCGCCGTAAGCTGGGCCAGAGCCACTGCCACTAAACGTAGACATTAACCAAAGCTCCGAGCCAATTGCGGCAAAGATTGGATTGCCAGAGTCTCCGACTATAATAGGGTCGTAGAATGCTAGGCGGTCTGGCAGTGTGGGTTCGATGTACCACGCGACAGGTGTTGGTGGAATTACTGGGCCGTCCTTCCCCAGATAATCAAGGACAATCCCGTTCTCGCTATAATCCAATGCTAACAGTGGAATGGCAGCACCACCTTCGGTTGTTGTGCCGTCAGGCAAATACGTTTCATATTCGTATGGAAATAACTTACAGTGGGTAATTGACGCTGGTAAATCCGAGTCAAGCAACATTAACCACGCATCATTTTCGATGGGTGATGATACTGGATAGAGTGGACTGCTGGCAATAATGTTTGCCGCTTGAACAACGGTTCGTTCCACGACGGTATTGTCGGATGCAACAAATCGAAGTGTTGATCCGACAGGTATGGAATAGTGTTTTGCACAGACTGCGTGTCTTGGGGTGATTGCTGTCCCAGCACGTTGGGTTGCTCCTGCAGAGTTCCAAGGCGAAGCGCAGGTAAGTGCCTCTGCGTGTGTCCCTTGCAGGAAGAAGCTCGTGTTACGGACGTATGGGTCTTGGGTCGAGTAAACCTTCTGCTGTGTTGCTGGATTAGCGCCACTTAGTGCTGTGTTCATTGGGTCGGACAGTGCCTTACGTGCGCTACCCGCCACTCCACCTTCGATGACCTCAATGATTGACGAACCGCTCAGAGTAAGTGTGATATTAACAGTTCGCTTGACAGCTATTCCATTGCTCGTTCCAGTAACAGTAATGACCGCACTAGATGTCGTTTCTGGAGCCACCATAAACACGACAGTGCCGTTCGGATTTATATCAATCTCGGTTGGGTTATCAGACGAGTAATCAAATGACACTTGAAATTCGTCCAGATAATACAATGGTGTAGTTATGAGCGTTACCTTTTCACCAGTCGTTGCAGTGGTGTATTGGGTTCCCTCCTTGTCATCTTCCGTGTAAGATGCCTGTGTGTCCGCGCCGACTTCCGTGTTTTCACGGTATTGTTCGATGTCAAACCAGAATGGCAGCACTTTTCCCCCGTTGATTGAAACTGTTCCGAGTGTTGCCATATTAGACGTCGATTCGTTTCCACCAAACTTTTGATTTAGCAAATGTAATATACTCTGGTGATGCAGCGGCAGTATTAACCCTGAACGACAGGCTCATGGGCCAAGCCACGGGAAAGTCTGCGGCGGTTCGTGTTATTGTAAGCCTCTGCTTTGATGAGTATGTTAAGTAGCTCGTTGTTGCGGTTGCGTCTGCAACGGCTAACAATGTTACTGGGTAATCGTTATATGGGTAACTTGCTCCGTTGATTTTATCGGCACCAAATCCTCCCATACCAGAATTAGCTGCAGCCGCAACAAGGTTTGTTGGCCCTGTAGCAGCCAAACTGCCACTAAGATCGGCAGATGCAGGGAATGCTGGAAATCCAGTGCCAATGCTTCCAATCTCAGAGCGAATCCCAACATCCATAAATAGCTTTGTAATCGGGAAGTTGGAACCAGAATGCGTTATTTGAAAGTAAACCTCTAGTTCAAATTGAGCGTTCTCGCCCACCTCAAGCGTGTTTAAATCAAAGTCAATTGACGTAGCGGAAAACGGAGCATCTGCGGTCGAGTCTACAAAAGTAGCTGCACCGCTTATAATTGAGGAGACCTGGGGGGTTGGGCTAACTACCTGACCAGTTGAACTTGTTAGTGCCTGCCACTGAACGCCAGCTTCTCGGTCGTAATACACAGCATCTGGAGTAGCTAGAGAACTAGAGAACAAAGCATCAATCTCGGCAGTTGTTCCAGTCGGCGGCACTAGGCCTCCGAACTCTACCGTGTCAGTAGCACCAAGCTCTAGGTTAGTCCGAGCAACTGATGCCGTAGCTGTAAGCTCAGACAGATTGTTTGCTGCTAATAGATCACCACTACCGCCACCACTGATATTAGTAATCAAGCTGCCGTCAAGCGCAGGGTATTTCCCGTCAGCGGTTGCTACAATAGCGTTGTCTGGCTGGTTTCCCTTTGCTGCCCATACTGACTCGATTGATGTGGTGTTTTGTGGCATAGATTAAACTTCTTCTGTTGGTGGGATTAACGCGAGGAACTCTGCCTTACCGACGACCAGTGCCGTCTCCAGCACGTCCTTGTCGAGTAGGTCGTAAATCTCTTTGTAGATACCACCGTCGCCAACCTCTGTCAGTAGGTCACAGCAAGCACCGTAACGTCCGTCCGTCAACAATACGGGGCTGATGAAGTTTCTAGTGACAATCGTGCCCTGCTTGGCAAGCATTGAGTCGCGTAGATCTTTCGAGAACAAGAGGAAGCTTTCTGCCGCCTCTGCTGCTGTGGGGTTAGTTGCGATGTATTCTGATGAGTTCATAATTAAATTGCTGCGATTTCAGAGATTAGGGTGTCTTGCAGACCTTCTAAGGTAGCTAGGTCAAGCGCAGGGCCTGCGTGATAGGTGGCTAGACGGGCGTCGGTTTCTCCCAGCCCAGATGATGCAAATACACTATAATCTGCCGCTATTGGTGCTACGCTATTATTTCCGACGGCATAGTTTGTCTGATTTGATCGGCTAGTCTGACTTGAGGAATCAGAGCGTGATACACCAACTACCCCAGACATAGCCTGCGTCCCGAAAGTTTGAAGGGAACCAAAAGCAGATGACCTTGATGCTCCTGATGGCCCCCATAGGTGTAAAGTATCGCCCCCCAAAAACGCTCCCGAATAGTATCTAGATGCGGTAATGTATGGCACAGTGACATAAACCGAAATTGAAACATCGTTTTGTGTTCCGATTTGCGTAGCTAACAAGCCAGTTCCCAAATACTTCGTTGAAGCATTACCCTTTAGACCTGTCAACTGATCCAAATCACCCGAAACAAAGTTGTTGTTCGTAGGCACAGTCATACCGTCACGTAAAGGAACAGTAATACCTTGAATCCCTACACCCACAAAGGACGTAGCTGAATTCATATTATCCCAGTAAGCTCCGCCAAGTTCAACAAGTGACGTAATGTAGTTCGTCAAGGGTTGTTTGTAGGCTACGTGCGTAGTGTCACCTGCGGCTGCAAGACGTGAGAAGTAAGATGCAGCAGCTACAAATGTGTGCGCTGTACGAATCTCGGAAAGTAATGTTTCTTGCAAGCCTTCTAATGTAGCAAGGTTAAGCGCAGAGCCTAGGTGATAAGTTGCTAGGCGACTGTCAGCAAACTGAGCTGCGTTCCTTGAAAAAACAAAGATTTCACTATTTCGTGGTAATGTGCCTGCATTGGCTTCGGTTACATTGGTTTGGCTTGCCCTACCATCCAAGTCAGTGTCAGTGTTTCTAGTAAGACCAATAAGACCAGTAACACCAGCAGTTACTATTGATGTGTTCGTGGCCAAACCCCTTAAACATACAAAAGTTGGACTACCTACACGAAGACTAACAGCACCGTTATTATAGTCATTACTTAGATGCGCTCCAGTTGTAGCCGCCTCGGTTGCGTAAACAGAGGCAGAAGCGTTGCTAGTAGTAAACTGATTGTCTGAAATTCCAGTTGCTAGTTCCTTTGTGTTTCCACCTTTTAGACCAGTCAGTTGATTTAAGTCACCCGCAACAAAGTTGTTGTTGGTCAGTGCAGTCATTCCATCACGAAGAGGAACAGTTACACCTTGAATACCTACACCAACAAAGGATGCAGCTGAATTCATATCGTCCCAGTAAGCACCGCCCAGCGTTACTAGACTATCAATGTAGTTAGCTAGTGGCTGCTTGTAGTCAACGTAGGTGGTGTCACCCGCAGTGTCCAAGCGGTCAAAGTAGTTCTGAGCCTCTGCCGAGAAAGCAGAGCTAGTGTATACCTGTGTTGCGCCAAAATATGCTAGGTTAATCTCAGTTGCTCCGAGATATACCCTAGTCGCTAATGCACTGCCGAGTGATAAAGCCATACTTTAAGTAATGATGTAGAATGTAGTAGCGACTGGTGTGCCAGCGTCATACTCAGCTTGAGTAAGACTGACTGCATTCAGGACTAGGTCGCTGCCAGTTGGTTCGCCAGCAAGTGCAGTGTTGATCGTGTTGACCTCCGCACCAGCTTCGATTCCTGCGAGCTTTGTAGTGTTAGCGTCCAAGTCTGTCTTGTCGCCATCGACAAAAGGACCTTCTACTGGTGGCTGCTGTGCTGATGCAGCTAGTGCGCCCTGTGCCGCCGTAGCGTAGTCCGCTGCTGCCGTTGTGGCCGCTGTGCCTAGTCCTAGGTTGGAGCGTGCCGCTGCGTTATCTGCACTCTGTAGTAGAGTGTCTATGTCTGTTAATACTGTAAAGTCTGCCATGATATTGTGGGGTTAAGATCCTAGTGGTCGTTTATATAATGATGTGCCGTCTGGTCTTCGATATAGCGAAAGACCATCTGGTCGCAAATAGTTGTAAATTCCTGGACCTACTGGGGTTGCATCGGGTCGAGCGCCACGAAACCTACGCGTGCCAACATTACCAAAGGATCGTCTGAATCTAAAGTGCGCCATATTTACGTGACCGAGTTATCAGTCGAATACTGGGTTTTAAGTTGGTTGGTGAGGGCTGCAATGGCTCCGTCCCTGCTAGGCTTCATGAGCGCCCGCTCAAGGGCGTTGTTTACATCACGCAGGGCTATGGGGTTGAAACCACTGTCGCTGTCCTGTGAGGCTCTGTAGGATCGTGCTGCGTCATACGCCATGAACTCTGCCCACTCGGATGGGACTTCCGACACTGTGCCAGACTCCCCGTTGCCATATGTGTCTGTCCAAGCCTTCTTGTATGCTACGTAGATTGTTCCCGTGACATTGCTTGCAACGCGAATGCCATTGCTGTCTGGGTATGCCGTGAGGGTTTGCGGATCATTGCCGGACCACTTTGCTGCGCCCCAGTATGCGATAGCCTCACCAATCTCGGAAAGCTTCTGGACATACGGAGATAGGTCTACGCCTTGATCTGTAATCCACCCTGTTTCTGGTGGTGTGGCATCTACCCCGTCATTGTAGTAAAGGACATCACCTGGCTCATACAGCCAATCGCCATCACTCGTGACGATGATACCAGCAGAGGTAATGTATACCAGCGAAGCAATCTCCCATCGAGATCCATTCCAGCTAAGGCTAAATACTCCCTGCTTGTCTTCTACGATGTTGTAGCTTGGCTTTGCATTTGCAT